CTCAAAAAGCTCAGATGGAAGCGATTCGAAAAAGATCCGATGCTAGTCGCAAACAGATCCAGGCAAAACTGCAAGGTGCGATTAACAAATTGAAAGCTGCGGCGGAGATTAAACCCGATGCTGTAAAACTCAATGTGATTCCTGCCGATGCAAGCCCGAAGGTTAGAGCTTATCTTCAGAGACAAAACGAAATAATGACCTCATCTGCCAACAACAAGGCAGGCAAAGCTACTGTGGAGGCTCGAAAGAAGTCCGCTGTAGAGATTGTCGCTGCTCGAAAAAAAGCAAATGCGGACATTAAGAAGCTTGGCGATGGTATGAAATCTGCCGTGGCTAAAGCCCGTGCTGACTACATGGCTTCTCGTAAGCAAATTGACTCTAAGTATGACAAAGCTTCTGAAACTGAAATTCAAAACATCCGTACACAGCTGCCCGGAAAGCCACCAAAAGTGGTCAAACCTAAACGGGCGCGTAGAACCAGAAAGAAGGGGGGAACTTCAAAATGACAGCAAAAGCTAACTTTAGCGGCTATGCCACTAAGAGCAATCTTAAGTGTTCCGATGGTCGGACCATTATGGATGGCGCATTTAAGCACCAGCACCAGATGAAGGTACCACTTGTTTGGCAGCACCAGCACAATGACCCGGACAACATCCTCGGTTATGCGATTCTCGAACATCGAGAAGGTGGTGTCTACACCTACGGTTACTTCAATGAGTCTCCTGCAGGTATGAAGGCCAAGATCGCCGTTGAACACGGAGATGTCGAAGCCCTCTCTATCTACGCGAACAAGCTCCAGGAAGCAAATAAAGTCGTCTCCCATGGCGACATCAAGGAAGTGAGTCTGGTCCTTTCGGGGGCAAACCCGGGCGCGCTTATCGATAATGTTTACATCTCACATGGTGATTCGGTTACTGCCCTCGAGGGCGAAGCCATCATCTACACAGACGAGAGCATCACTCTTGAGCACTCTGACGATGAAGATGAAGACGAAGACGAAGAGCTGGATGTCAAAGAGGTTCTCGAATCTCTCGACGAAGATCAGCAGGTAGTAGTAGAAAACCTGTTGCACTCAGCTCTCACCAGCACGGAAAGTGAATGGACCGATGAAACGATCCAGGAAATTTTCCATTCCCTCACTGAGGACCAGCAGATCGTTGTCCATGCAATGATCGGCGAAGCTCTCGAACACGCAAGTAACCAAGGAGACGAAATGACTGATATCCAGCACGCAGAAGAAAAGACCGTCAAGGACGTCTTCGACAGCATGTCCGAAGAGCAGAAGAACGTCGTTTATTTCATGATCGGCGAAGCACTCGACGGTTCTGAAGGCGGAGACGCCAAGCACGCTGACACCACCGAATACATCGCGCACGCCCTCCAGGAAGGCTTTGAATCCATGTCCCGTAACGCATTCGAGAACAACGGCGGCACCAAGTCCGCTGAGCGCACGCTCTCTCACTCCGAGTTCGAAACCATCCTCGCGGATGCCAAGTCCAAGGGTTCCTTCGCGGAGTCCTTCCTCGAGCACACCCAGAACTACGGCATCGAGAACATCGACGTCCTGTTCCCGGATGCTCAGTCCCTGACCAACTCCCCCGACGTCATTGGCCGTCGGACCGAGTGGGTCAACGACGTCATCAACGGCGCTCGTCACTCCCCGTTCGCTCGAATCAAGTCTGCCGCAGTTGACCTGACGGCTGACGAAGCTCGTGCAAAGGGTTACGTGAAGGGTAACCTGAAGAAGGACGAGGTCATCAAGCTGCTGAAGCGCGTGACCACGCCGACCACGGTCTACAAGAAGCAGAAGCTGGACCGCGATGACATCGTGGACATCACCGACCTCGACGTCGTTGCCTGGCTCAAGGCTGAAATGCGCCTCATGCTCGACGAGGAAATCGCACGCGCCATCCTCATCGGTGACGGTCGCGAGTCCGACGACGAAGACAAGATCGACGAAGACCACATCCGTCCGATCGCGTACGACGTTGACATGTACACCCACTCGATCACGGTTGCCTCGGCCATTGGCCCGGACGCCATCATCGAGTCCGTACTGCGCGCTCGCACCTTCTACAAGGGCACCGGCACCCCGAACTTCTACACCACGGATGCGATCCTCACGGACCTCATCCTGCTGAAGGACAAGGTTGGCCGTCGTCTGTACGAGACCGAAGCTGCTCTGGCTGCTGCAATGCGCGTTGGCAAGATCGTCACCGTTGAGGTCATGGAGTCCACTCCCGACCTTCTCGGCGTCGTTGTCAACATGGCTGACTACACGATCGGTGCCGACAAGGGCGGTCAGATCGCGATGTTCGACGACTTCGACATCGACTACAACCAGCAGAAGTACCTGATCGAAACTCGCATCTCGGGCTGCCTCACCAAGCCCAAGTCCGCGATCGCGATCAAGCGTACGCAGGGTACCACGGTCACCCCGCAGACCCCGTCGTTCAATGGTGCAACTAACACCATCACGTTCCCGACGGTTGCTGGCGTAACCTACTCGGTTGAAGGCGTCACCAAGACCGGCGACCTCGTCATCGAGGAAACGACCGACGTTGAGGCTCGCCCGCAGGTTGGTTACTCCTTCCCGCACAACACCGACGCTGACTGGACCTTCGTCTACAGCGGCGCGTAACTGATAGGAAACTATCAAAATGGCACGATTCTACGGTAAGGTCGGATTTGTCCAATCCAACGTAGAGACTCGGCCAGGGGTTTATAAGGACGTCGTCACTGAACTTCGGTACAAGGGCGACGTCCTTAATAACTCCAGACGGTTGGACGGGGAGAAAATCAATCAAGATTTCTCCGTAGGTAACCGCATCAGTATTGTTGCGGATGCTTATGCCAACAACACCTTCTTCGCCATGAAGTACATTGAGTGGATGGGGACTCTGTGGGTCATCAGTAATGTTGATGTGCAGAGTCCCCGTCTCATCTTGAGCCTGGGAGGTGTTTACAATGGACCAAAGGCTACTCAAACTCCAGTCGCTCCTTAACGACATCCCTGGAGTTGTGAAGGCATATTTCCAACCGCCAGCCAATCTCACGATGCAGTATCCATGTATTGTGTATGAGCGAGATAGTGCAACGACTCTGTTTGCGAACAACACGCCATATCGACACACGAAACGCTATCAGGTGACGGTCATTGACCCTGACCCAGATAGCGAGATCCCCGATGGGGTCGCTGCACTACCTTTGTCTAGTTTTTCTAGGCACTTCACATCAGACGGTCTACATCATGACGTCTATTCGCTTTACTTCTGAAAGGAATTCTCATGGCTGAAATCGTATGGGATGCACCGGGTACTCGTGTTTACGAGACTGGTGTGGATCACGGCGTTCTCTACCTGCCTGACGTCACTGGCGCCTACAACACGGGCTTTGCCTGGAACGGTCTCGTTTCCGTTTCCGAGAGCCCCTCTGGTGCAGAGGCAACCCCGCAGTACGCAGACAACATCAAATACCTGAACCTGGTCTCCGCTGAGGAATTCGGCGCGACGATCGAGGCCTTCACGTACCCCGATGAGTTTGCTCAGTGTGACGGTACCGCTTCTCCGGAAGAGGGCCTCTTCATCGGCCAGCAGCGTCGTAAGACGTTCGGCCTGTCCTACCGGACTCTGATCGGTAATGACATCGATGCAACGGATCACGGCTACAAGCTGCACCTTATCTACGGCGCCCTCGCGGCCCCGACGGAGAAGGCGTACAACACGGTCAACGACTCGCCGGAGGCTATCACCTTCAGCTGGGAGCTCACCACGACCCCCGTTGCAGTCCCCGGATTCAAGCCTGCTGCACAGCTCACGCTTGATTCCACCAAGGTGTCTTCTGTAAAGATGGCACTCATCGAAGACCTGCTCTACGGTGCCTCGGCATCCGAGCCTGCACTTCCCCTGCCTGCTGAGATCATCTCGATCCTGGCAGCGGCTTAATTAACGAAAGGAGATCAGGGAATGCTCATACTTAATGTCCCAGCAGTGGAGTCATTTGATGATTCTAAACAGGAATTCATCTATGCCGAGGAAGTCACTCTGGAGCTAGAGCATTCCCTGATCTCCCTTTCAAAATGGGAGGCAACTTGGGAAAAACCATTCCTGGGTCCCGACACAAAGACTACTGATGAAACGATCGACTACATCAAGGCTATGACCTTGACCCCAAACATTCCGTCGGAGGTTTACGACAGGCTCTCCGGCGACAACTTCAGGCAAGTCAATGCGTACATCGATGCCAAGATGTCTGCCACCTGGTTCAATGAGCGTGCTGCTCAGGGCAAAGGCCCACAAAAGCGAGAGATCATAACTGCTGAAATTATCTACTACTGGATGACTGGACTTCAAATCCCATTCGCCTGCCAGGAATGGCACTTGAACCGACTGTTCACATTCATCAAGGTCTGCGATGAAAAGAACAATCCCGACAAGAAACAGAAGATGAGTAAGCGCGACATGATCGCTGAACGAAACAGAATTAATGCACAGCGTAGGGCTGAGGCTAAATCCACAGGGTAGAACCCACAGAAGGGGGACCTTATGCCGTACAAACCAGTAGGCGTTGACGAATTCGGGAACTTCCCACCACGAGTAAACAGTGCACTAAAGAGTATCTTCGTCACCAAACCAGCAGGTCTGCTAGATGGTCAGGTCCCCGTTTGGGATGCCGACACCAATACCTGGATTGCCGGTAATGGTGGTGGCGGAGGATCAGGTGATTCTGGACTACCTGCGTCAATCGACGGTGGTATTTGGGACCCTGAAACTTCAACCTGGATTGCTACCGGATCAGAAGACTGGCATTTGCCTTTGACTCTTGACGGTGGCGTGTGGGATACAACGATGAATGCTTGGGATTATGGCACCGGAACTTGGGTTATCCCTCATTTTGGCGGACCGGAACTCAACCCTGATCCTGATATCGATGGCGGATCACCTACCAGCAGTTGAGGAGATAACTCCGCAATTACTTTTTAAATACGAATAAGGAGATCCTTTAATGGCTGCTATTACGACCATGCAATTTCGAAGAGGCACTGCTGCACAGTGGACTTCATCCAATCCAGTACTTGCCGATGGTGAATTTGGTTGGGAAAAAGACACTGCCGAATTCAAGATTGGTAATGGAGTAACGGCTTGGA